GCTCGAAGCTAAGGATGCTGCTGTCAGGGCGGCGCTTTCGTGATGACCAACATCGAACTGAACAAGGGCAGCGACGACAAGCTGCACCTGCGCGTCGGCGGCGAGTACGCGCAAGGCGCCAACGTCACCAGCATTCAGGCCGTGGGCGACGAACTCGTGGCGGTCGTGACGATCCCGATCAAGCATGTGCGCTTCGGCTCGGTCGGCAATGTCGTTCCATTCGTGCAGCCGGTGGCTTGAGCTATCGCGACAAGCGGCCGTGGCAACACCTCTACGGCCGCAAACGATGGCAGGCTCTTCGAGACCGCCAGTTAGCTGAGCAGCCGCTATGCGAGTATTGCCTGCGGCGCGAGATAGTCGAGCCCGCCACGGTCGTGGACCACATCAAGCCTCACAAGGGCGACGAGGCGTTGTTCCACGATCCGGGCAATCTACAGAGCCTCTGCAAGCATTGCCATGATAGCGACAAGCGCCTTGAGGAGGCCGGCAAGGTCGTGATCCGGTTCGGGGCGGACGGGTATCCGATCGAGGAGTGAGGGCGGGGGTGGATCGAAAGTCTCCGATCGGTTGCCGCCCACAGCGCGCGCCCCCCAAAGTGTTCGCATCCGCAATTCAAAATATGACCCAAAAAGGAGCCTACCAACATGGCGAGGCCAAGAACGCCTGTCGCCAAGGCTTCGATAGAGGCGAGAGACAAGAAAGACCCTGGCCGGTTCAGCGGACGGGTCGAGCCTAAGGCAAATGGCCCGCTGGGTAAGCCTCCGACTTGGATCAAGGACACGGAAGGCAATAAGGCCAAGTCTGCATGGCTGTTATTCGAGCGGGAAATCCCCTGGCTCACTGAATCCCACCGGATTTTGGTTGGCATGGCTTCGAATATCCAAGGCCGCCTAATGGCCGGCCAGGACGTTGGTGTGCAGGCAATGAATTTGCTGCGGCAGATGCTTGCCCAGATGGGCGCCACGCCGGCCGACGCGACTAAGGTGACAATCCCCGATGACGGAGAAGAAAAAGACGACCTCCTCGATTGAGGGGCCGGCGCTTGCTCGCGTCAACGCCTATGCTCGTTCCGTGTTAGATGGAGTTGAGACAGCCGGCCCTCATGTTCGCAACGCGTGCCGGCGTCACTTCGATGATCTTGAGCGCGGGCATGAGCGGGGGCTATATTTCGATGAGAAAGCGGCGCATAGGGTCTTCCGGTTCTTTGAGGAGCGTCTGAAGCTCAGTGAGGGGCAGTTCGAGGGGCAACCGTTCAAGTTGCACCCGTCACAGGCCTTCAAACTCGGCTCAATTTGTGGCTGGAAGCGCGCCGATGGCTCTCGTCGATTCCGTCGCGCCTATATCGAAGAGGGTAAGGGAAACGGAAAGTCTCCTTTCGCTGGCGGGCTAGGTCTCTACGGGCTGATTGCTGACGAGGAGCCCGGTGCGCAGATTTATGCGGCCGCGGCGAAAAAGGAGCAGGCCGGCATCCTGTTTCAGGATGCGGTCAAGATGGTCCGCGCTGCGCCTGCTTTGCTTGAGAGGCTGAAATTCAGTGGCGGGATAGGGCGCGAGTTCAACATTGCGCACCACCGCTCGCAATCGTTCTTCCGGCCCATATCCGAGGACAGCGGCAAATCGGGGTCTGGTCCTCGACCTCACTTCGCCCTTTGCGACGAGGTGCATGAGCATCCCGATCGCTCAACCATGGAAATGCTCGAGCGCAGCTTTAAGTTTCGGCGCCAGCCGTTGCTTCTGATGATTACGAACTCGGGAAGCGACCGCAATAGCATTTGCTGGGAAGAGCATGAGCATGCGGTTCGGGTGGCTGCCGGGACGTCAACGCCGGACGATGATTTTGCCTATGTTGGCGATGTAATCGACGACACAACTTTCGCCTGGGTGTGCGCTCTCGACAAGGACGATGACCCGCTCGAAGACCCAACCTGCTGGAAGAAGGCAAATCCACTCCTCGGAACCATTCTGACGCACGAATACCTGGCCGGCGTGGTCAATCAGGCCAAGCAGATGCCAGGGAAGCTGAACGGCATTCTCCGCCTGCACTTCTGTCAGTGGACCGACGCTGACAAGGCGTGGATGCCGCGGGAGACAGTCGAAGGCGTCATGGACGATTTCGAGCCTGAAGATGACCGTGCAGGCGATCAGGTGTTTCTCGGGGTCGACCTTTCGGCTTCGCGCGACATGACCGTGCTGGCGGCAGTGGTGCCGACCGGCTTCAAGGAGATGGAGCGTGAGGACGGGTCGCTGGTGTCGCTGCCCACGTTTGACGCGTGGGTCGAGGCATGGACGCCTGGCGACACGCTTCAGGCGCGGGTACTAGCCGACAAAGCTCCCTACGACGTTTGGGTGCGCGATGGTTGGCTTAATGCCCCTCCCGGTCAGCGCATCCGCTACGACTTTGTTGCGGCGCGGGTTCAGCAGCTTGATGATCGGTTCGAGATTCAAGGCATCGCCTACGATCGGTACGCGTACGACAAGTTCCGCGAGGAGGTCGAGGCGCTGGGCATTGATGTTGCGCATATTGCTCATCCACAGGGTGGCAAGGTTCGCGCAAGACCAGAGCCGGAAAAGGTCGAAGCAGCAAAGGCCGCCGGTCTTCCGCCGCCCCAAGGCTTGTGGATGCCCGGCTCGGTATCTCACCTCGAAGACCTGATCGTCGACGGTCGTATCAGGTTGCGGCGCAGCCCAGTGTTAATGACTGCGCTGATGGGTGCAGCGTTCGACCGTGACGCGCAGGACAACCGCTGGTTCGTCAAGACCAAGGCATCGGTGCGCATTGACGCGGCCGTGGCGCTTTGCATGGCGGTTGGCGCTGCCATTGATGGGGCGGCAATTCCTACCGGAAACATCGACGACTTCCTCTCCAACCCAGTCATGGTGATTTGATGGGCTTTTTTGACAGGTGGGTCGGCAGGCCCATCAAGCTCACCGATGGCGCGTTCTGGCGTGGCTTTTTCGGCCTCGGCACGGACAGCGGCGAGGTGGTTACGTACGATAAGGCAATGGCGCTGGATGCCGTATGGGCATGCGTCAACCTGATCGCCAATTCGGTCAAGACGCTGCCCTGTGTCGTCTATGACAAGGATGGCGTCACGCGCGCGACTGATGACGATCTCTACGATCTGCTGCACGATGCGCCAAACATTGATGATACGGCGGCCGACTTTTGGGGCATGGTTGCGCTTTGCCTGTGCCTGGACGGAAACTTCTTCGCCGAGAAGAAGATGAACGGCGGCAAACTCGTCGCGCTCAATCCGATCCACCCCCTCAAGGTGGATGTGCAGCGGAACAGCCGCAATGAGCGCGTCTACGAGGTCACCGAGGACGGTAAGAAGCGCAAGATCAGCGAAGACCGCATGTTCCATGTTCGCGGCGCGGTTCTGCCTGGCTGCGACCGCGGGCTTTCGCCCATCGGCTATGTGGCCAATACGATAGGCAATGCACGTGCAGCGGAAAAGGCGGCCGGAAAGTGGTTTTCAGGCGGATTGTCCGCCTCCGGCTTCCTCAAGAGCGACCAGGTTCTAAAGCCTGAACAGCGCGTGCAAATCGGTGACATGCTCAAGCAGTATGCCGGCTCTGATCGCGCCGGCAAGGTGATGGTGCTTGAGGCTGGGCTTGATTACCAGCAGCTCACGGTGAACCCCAAAGACGCCCAGATGATCGAGACGCGGCAATTCAGCGTCGAGCAAATCTGCCGGATTTTCGGGGTTCCACCCGTGATGATCGGACATGCTGCAAACGGCACCACCACCTGGGGCAGCGGCATTGAGCAGCTAATCCTCCAGTTCATCAAGACCTGCCTGGCGCCCATGCTGCGCAGCATCGAGGCTTCGATCCGGCGAGACTTGATGGATGCCAGCACGCGCAAAAGGCTGACGGTGAAGTTCTCTCTGGAAGGCCTGCTTCGCGGCGATAGTGCCGCGCGAGCAGAGTTCCTGTCCAAGATGGTCAGTAACGGCATCTACACCGAGAACGAAGCTCGCGCCTATGAAGACAAGGCGCCGAAGCCGGGCGGGGACCACCTTTTGGTCAACGGCACCATGCAGCGCGCCGACCAGATCGGCGTGCAGCCCCCACAGCCGCCCGCCAACCAGAACAACCCTGCGCCGTCAGCGGCTGCATAGGAACCCACATGAAATATCAGCATGTTCTCTCCGCCTTCGCGGCGGAGCCGTGGGCTATGGACCGCGGCAAGCTGGCTGTGATCGCGGATTTTCTCGCGTTCAAGGCGGCCGGTGGAGTTATGCCCGCCGAAGAAATGGCGGCGCGGATCACCAAGAAGCATGACGGCGAGATTGCGCGGCGCGAAGGCGCCGTTGCAGTCATCCCGGTTCACGGTGTTCTTGCCCCAAAAATGGACCTAATGACCGAGATTTCGGGCGGAACGTCCTATACCGGCCTCATGCGCGCGATTCACGCGGCGCTGGCTGACCCAGAGATAAAGGCCATAGTGCTGGACATCGATAGCCCCGGTGGCGCCGTTCCTGGCGCGCAGGAGCTTGGGGACGAAATCCGGGCGCTCCGCGGCGGCGAAAAACCGATTATTGCGCAGGTCAACCACCTTGCAGCGAGCGCGGCTTACTGGATCGCCAGCCAGGCCGATGAAGTCGTTGTTTCGCCTAGCGGTCGGGCCGGCTCTATCGGTGTTTACACGGTCCACGAGGACATTTCAGCCGCGCTGGAAAAGGCCGGCGTGAAGCGAACCTATATCGCTGCGGGCGAATACAAGGTCGAAGGAAACGAGACCGAGCCCTTGGCCGAGGATGCTCTTGCCTTCATCGAGGAGCGCGTGAAGCGGTCTTACGACCGGTTCGTCGGCGCGGTGGCCGCGGGTCGTGGCGTGACCGTCTCCAGGGTCGAAAAGGATTTTGGGCAGGGCCGCGTATTTTTCGCGGAAGAGCTTATCGAAAAGGGCATGGCCGACCGCATCGGCACGCTCGATGAGACCTTGGCTCGGTTTGGCGCCGACCAGACACCAGAATCCGTCCGTAAGCTGCGCAGCGCGAATAGCGCGCGCGCCGAGGACGCAGCTTATTTGGCCGACCGCATGAAAGCGGGTGAGCCAGTCACTATCCGCGAGTTCGAGAATGGCATCAGGGGACTGATGGGCTTTTCGAAGTCGGAGGCAGAGCGGGCAGCCCGGCTCTACTTCAAGATTGGTCAGGGGGAACCTGATGAGGGCGAAGCAGCACTGATGGCGCGCGTGAATGAGGCGCTGGCCATCGCACAGTCTTTTCCTAAATAGGATACCCACACATGAGCGATAATAACGCTCTCGCCGATAAGATCGGCGAGCTTGGCCAGTCTTTGGCCGCGATCAAGGAAACCGTCGGCAACCTGGGCACGGAATTTCAGGCGAAACTTGCCGAGAATGGTGAGGCCTCGGCCGAACTGACCGAAAAGGTTGACAAGGCGCTTTCCGAACTCGGTTCGGCAACCACTCGCCTCGGTGAGCTCGAAAAGCGCGCTGCGCGCGAGAAGGAAAATGGCGAGGACGCCGGCCCGATGGGACTTGGCGATCATCTGGTCAGTTCCGACAAGTTCAAGGATCTCGATACCGCCGGCGCCTGGCGCGGGTCCATCCGTGTCGCTGCGGAGCATGCCGACATCACGTCGGCCAACACCACCGTAGGCGCGGGCCGCTCGGCTGGCACCTCGCTGGTGCCGGGGCATCGTGTGCCGGGCATTATCGCGCCGCCCAATCGCCAGTTCACGATCCGCGACCTTCTGGCGCCCGGAACCACGTCGAGCAATAGCGTCGAGTACGTGAAGGAAACCGGCTTCACCAACAACGCTGCGCCGCAGGTTGAAACCGAGGCCAAGGCGAAGTCGGACATTACGTTCAACCTGTTCACCACGCCGGTGCGCACCCTGGCGCACATCTTCAAGGCGTCGCGGCAGATTCTTGACGATGCCCCCGGTCTTGCGTCGTATATCAACGCGCGCGGCACCTACGGGCTGAAATTCGTCGAGGAAGCCCAGCTTCTGACCGGCAACGGCTCGGGCCAGAATATTCATGGCCTTGTCCCCCAGGCGTCCGCGTTTGCGCCGGCCTTTTCTCCGGACACCGAGACCGCCATTGACCGGCTGCGCCTCGCCGCGCTCCAGGTCGTGCTTGCTGAGTTCCCGGCAAGCGGCTTCGTTCTGAATCCCACCGACTGGGCCAAGATCGAGCTGACCAAGGACGCCGAGAAGCGGTACATCGTGGGCAACGCCCTGAGCCCAATTGGCCCGTCCCTTTGGGGCCTGCCGGTTGTGCAGACCCAGGCGATGGCAGCCGGAACATTCCTGACCGGCGCCTTCAATCTCGGCGCGCAGATTTTCGACCGCATGGGGGTCGAGGTTCTGCTGTCGACCGAGAACGAGGACGACTTTGTGAAGAACCTCGCCACGATCCGCGTCGAGGAACGCCTTGCCCTGGCCGTCTACCGCCCGGAAGCCTTCGTGACCGGCGATGTGTCGCCGTCCGCCAGCTAATCTGATTGGGGCGCCTTCGGGCGCCCCTTTTCCTTAATGGAGCGACCATGGAAACGATCAAACTGCGCGCTGTGAAGCGGTTCGACCTCGATGGTCGGTTCATTACGGAAAAATCCCCGCCGTTCGATCTGCCGCGCCCGCAAGGTCTGGAAATGATCGCGCTGGGCAATTGCATTGCGGACGACGGTGCGACGCGAGAGCGCGTGCCATTGCCCGAGCCGCCCGCTGCGGTCCTGACACCAAAACGGCGGGGGAGGAAGCCGCGTGCGTAAGAAAATCGGCATTATCGGTTACGGCTATGTTGGCCAGGCAATGCATCGGCTGTTCGGCGATGCATTCGAGATTGGCATTTTCGACATTGCCACGCATCCAGATAAGGCGGCTCTGGATAGCTCGGACTTGATCCTGATCTGCGTGCCGACGCCGATGGCCGAGGACGGTTCTTGCGATGTGTCGGCGGTCAATGCGGCTGCCGACACGGCGATGGGCGTGCCCGGCGCGCTAATTTGCATCAAGTCCGCCGTGCCACCCGGCACGACCGACCGGCTGAACGCCGAGTTCGCCACCGACCAGTTCTGCGTCTCTCCCGAATATGTGGGTGAAGGGCTGCGGTTCGTGGCGCCGTGGAAATATCCCGACCCGATCGACAGCCGGTCGCATGACTTTGTGATTGTCGGCGGCCCACGCGCTCATGAGGTGCTGGAATTTTTCGCCCGCGTCATGGCGGTGGACGCTCGTTATGTGGCGACGCGTGCCAAGGCGGCCGAACTGACCAAGCGCTTCGAGAATGCGTTCCTGGCAACCAAGGTCACGTTCTGCAACGAGGCGGCCGCGATCTGCGAGGCCCTTGGCGAACATTGGACCGACGTTCGGGAGCTATGGCTGCTGGATAACCGGATCGGGCGCAGCCACACGGCTGTGTTTGCGGGTGAGCCCGGATATGGCGGGAAGTGCCTGCCCAAGGATATGTCAGCCCTGATCGATGAGGCCGGCAAGGCTGGCGTCGACGCCGGGCTGCTCAAGGCCGTGCGGGCGCGGAATGCTGAAATCAGGGGTGAGTGATGGCGGGTGAGGAAGGTATCACGAACCTTGGCCCGGTGCCTGACGGCATGTCGTTTCAGGACGCAATCGCGCTGACGCAGTCCGACCGCAAATACTTCATCAATCCCGATCATCAGTCCCGTCGTCTGACCATCTGCGAAACCATGCGGGAGGTCTGGCGCGTGGCGGACACCCTGCCCGAGCCGCAGCGCAGCCAACTGCAGATCCTGGCCGGCGCCGGCTATGACTTTGGGAAGCGCATGAATGCGCGCATGATCGAGTTGAAGGCCCGGCGCGCATGTTGACAGTGATGACCTGGCTGTGGAACCAGCCCGGCGGCCGTACCACCTATACGCCGCATCACACCATGATCTGGGCGGATATGGTGCGGCGCAACCTGACATTGCCGCACAGACTGGCCGTCGTGACGGACGTTCCTGGCGACTATGGCGACCTGATCGTTATCGAGCCGCCCCGCGACTTTGAGGATGTCCGCATTCCAACTTGGGGCGAGGATAAGCCTCAGTGCTTGCGCCGGTTGGCCATGTTTGCGCCGGATGCGGGCAAGCGGTTCGGGGATCGCTTCGTGTCCATGGACATGGATTGCGTCGTTTCCGGCTCGCTCGATCCGCTTTTCGATCGCAATGATGACTTTGTCATGTATCGCGGCACGCATGAGCGGCGCCCGTACAATGGCAGCATGGTCATGATGACCGCCGGCGCAAGGCCGCAAGTTTACACAGAATTCACGCCCGAGGGCGCCGCGAATGCTGGCCGCGAGTACGTCGGATCCGACCAAGCATGGATTAGCCGCACGCTTGGGCCTGGGGAGGCGACATGGGGCGTTGCTGATGGCGTCCACGCCTGGAACAGCCGGCTCAACTCTGGTGATGCACACCTGACGTTTTTTCTGGGCAACCCGAAGCCTTGGGATCTGGTGCTGGCTGGTGACGAGTTCGTACAGCATCACTACCGACGCACACCAGGCGGCAGGGCTCTGATTTTGGGTTACGCGCCGAGCGTTTGGGCGGAGGCCGAGAAGGCGATTGCCGAACACGAGTTTGACGCGATTATCGCCTCCCCCGAGGCGGCAGAGCATGTGCCGAGTGTGTTAGCGGTCGGAAAGACCGACGGTGAATGTGAAGTTTTGGCCCGAATGCACGGCTTCGAAGATTTTGTATTCTGCGGGCGCTCGACGCCAATTCCAGGAGATTTGAATGGCATTGGTGGACACGGCGCTGGTGAAGCGCCACCTGAACGTCACCTGGTCTGATCAGGACGCGGAGATCGAAGCATACAGGGATGCGGCCGAGGACGTGATTGTCCAGTATCTGGACCGGGTGGTTTACCCGGTCGGCGGCACATCGCCGGGCGGCGATGCGATAGAGCTCCCCCCGGCTGTTAGAGCCGCGATCCTGCTGCAAGCCGCCGAACTGTTTGATCGGCGCGAGACGCCGGAAAGAAATGCTGGCGAGGCGATGTTGTCGCCCGTCGTGCGCCGCCTGCTGGCGCCGTATCGCGTGTGGCGGACGTGGGAGGAAGACGATGAAGGCAGTTAGTGAACGCCGCATCCGCTTTCTCGCGGACTACGACTACAAACCCACACCGGGAACAACGATAGCCTACAAAGCCGGCTGGTCCGGCCTTGTGCGCAAGGAGTGTGCCGACAGGGCCGTGGAGCTCGGCAAGGCCGAGCGCGTGACCGTTGCGGGGCCGCCCGCCGGTATCGCGGCGACGGTAGCGAGGAAGGGGCGGCGAGGCCGGAAGGCGGGTACAGATGGCCCGCCAACCTAGAGCCGGACTGCTCCGCGGCCGCGTCCATTTCCAGCAGCGCCAGCTTGAGCCCGATCCATGGGGCGGCGATCCGCGGCCAGGCCCGTACTCCACTGTGTTCACCTGCGCGGCGGAGTTTATGCCGCTGCGAGGCTCGGAAGCGGTCATAGCCAGTAGGCTGCAAGGCATCCAGCCCTATGTCGTGAGGGTGCGCCAGTCCGACACCACCAGGCAGGTCCAAACAGACTGGCGCATCGTTGACGCCCGCGCTCCGCAGCCGCCTGCGGCTGGGTCAAGGGTGTTCGCCATCAAGGCAATCACAGACCCGGACCAGAAGCGGCAGTGGCTGGACTTGTTGGTGCAGGAAGGGGTGGCTGAATGACGCCAGAAGATGAGGGGGTCTGATGGCCCCCAAAATCCAAGGCTTGGACCGGCTTCGCAAAAAACTGACCGCTCTGCCAGACAAGGCCCGCGAGTCCATCGCTAAGGCGATGGAGCAGAGTGCCGCGGAAGTTGTCGCGATGGCCAAGAGCCTTGCGCCTGTGGATAGCGGTGCTCTGCGCGACAGCATCGGCTGGACCTGGGGCGACGCTCCGAAGGGCAGCATGACGCTGGGCACGGTACGGCAGTCCGGCAAGGGCGCTGGCAATATGGTCATCACGATCTTTGCCGGGGGCAGCGATGCCTTTTGGGCACGGTGGGTCGAGTTCGGTACGGCTCCACACATCAATGGCGGCATCTACGCAGGCAGCGAGCATCCTGGGACGAGGGCGCAGCCCTTTTTCTATCCGTCATGGCGCGCCAACCGAAAGCGAGTTCGTGGACGTGTGACCCGCGCCGTTAACAAGGCCGCCAGAGCGGTAGCAGCCGGAGGCTGACATGGAGCACGTGCTTTGATGGACGCCAGCCTCGAATTGCTCATGGCCGCAGTCGCTCGACTGCGCTCCACGCCTGCCATCGTCGCTTATGTCGGCCCGCGTATCTATGACCGCGTTCCGCAAAAAGCGGATGGCACTTGGATTGCGCAGTTTCCGTTCATATCAATCGGCCCTACCACAGTGATGCCGGACGATTTCGACTGCGTGCCGTCGGAAGAAATCACCATCCAGTTCGATGTGTGGTCAACCGCGACTAGCGGCGAGGGCGCGGACAGCGTCATGCCGCGCAAGATCGCAAACCTGGTCAAGCGTGCGCTGCACAACGTTGATCTGACGCTGACAAGCAACGCGCTGGTAACGTTGCAGCACGTCATGACGCGCTCGGTGGGCGACCCCAATCCCGCCATCTACCACTACGCGGTGCAGTTTACTGCGACCGTGGAGACGCCCGGCGCGTAGCCGCGGCCAACATCCCAAGACACCAATACACAGGCTGCTCATCGGGCGGCCTTTTCTTTTACGGAGGCCAGTGTGGCACAACCTGTAACTATCAAGGGCGGCAAGGTTTTTGTGCTGCTGGGCAACGACGCCGATCCCATCGTCTATGCCGCCCCATGTGGCTTTACTTCTAGGACCCTGACTTTGACCAAGGGCCTTGAGGAAGTGCAAATTCCGGATTGCGATGATCCGGACAAGGTCGACTGGGTTGGGCGAGACGCGACTTCGCTCAGCATGTCGGTTTCCGGCGAAGGCATGATGGCCGAAAGCTCGATCGAGACTTGGCTTGACGCTTGGGAGAGCGTCGACAGCGTCCCCGTCAAGGTGGAAATCGTCTTCCCCGCCAAGACCATCACGTGGACCGGCTTTATGCAGGTGGAGTCGGTCGATGCGACTGCCCCGAACGGCCAGCGCGTGACCGCCAACATCTCCATGCAGTCCGACGGCGAGATGGTACGCACGGTTACCCCGGCAGGTAGCTAATGGCTCGGTCGGGATCCATTGAACTTGAATGGGCCGATGGCACCTACACGTTCCGGTACGGTTGGGGCGAGTTCCAGATGCTGCAAGAGGCCCTTGATTGCGGGCCTTTTGTCGTTCTGAATCGCTTGCTCCGTGGCCAGTGGAAGGTGCAGGACATCAGCCACGTCGTTCGCATCGGCCTGATCGGCGGCGGACTGACGCCCGAAAAGGCCCGCAACCTCGTTCGGGACTACATCGAGAGCCGGCCGCCGCTTGAAAATGTTAGCCTGGCCACTGGCATTCTTGGTGCCGCTATTCAGGGGGCGCCGGACGAACAGCCGGGGG